CCTCGATCTTGCTGCCGTTCTCCTCGTTGATCAACTTCAACTTGTTCCGCTTCCGCTGGGGACGCATCCAAGCAGGGAGTCCCTTGAGGATGAAGTCGATGTGAGAGAACAGGGAGTCGCCCGCACCATCCACCAACGCCTCCTTCCGGCTCACCATCAGGAAGCTCTCCATCGGGCGGAACAGCCAGTGGTAGGCGAACGTGGTCAGGCAGATCCACGAGGCACCCATGTCGCGAGACTTCTCGACGATCACGTCCGTCACGCCGATGGACTCGTCAAGACACAGGAAAGCGTTGTCTTGGAACCCCCACGTGATGAACGGGAGCTTGGGGCTGCGCCCGTCCTTGATCACACGTGGGTCGTATGTCCACGCGAAGGCGTTGATCCAAAACAGGATGTCCCTGCTACAGGCGTCCCACAGGTCACGCTGTAGACCCCTGTCGCTCCCGCTTCTTTGAAGGAGCGTCTGCCGGAACAGCAGGTTCTCCTCCAGCGTCTTCGGGACTTCCGAGACCAGCAGCTTCCCTGAGGAGTCGGACCATCGAGGCGATTTCATCTGTGGAGCGCGTGGCATCTTGGGCGAACCCCTCCATTACCTCGTCAGAACTGTCCTGACGAGAGACCATTCTCATCCACTCGACGTAGAAGCTCTTTGGGTCCGTGCGGGCAAACTGCAACAGGCCCCACGCCCCGCTGCTGGGAGCCTCAGGGGGCGTCACGTCCTCGACGGCGAGGTTGTCGTACACCCACTGGTAATCCTGCTTCAGGGAAGAGCCTTCCCCACTGAACTCTTCCTTCTTCGCATACCGGCTCGGCAACTCGGGGACCCCCTCAGCCGGAGGGGGGTTGGAGGTGGACGGCGAGGAGGCCCCCAAGTCATAGCCGAACTGCTTGGCCGCCAAGGTGTAGGACTGCTTCCTTGAACTCCCACGGTCCTCTGCGGCCTGACGAAAAGCCTTGAACTCGTCCCACCTGCCCTCCTTCTTCAGGAGGTCAGCCAACTCCGACGAACTGATCTCAGGCATTACTTCCCACCAAAATCTGCACCGATGTCCTCAATGGGCAGCTTCTTCATCTCGTCTTCCGACGGCACCTTCACGCGAGGGTCCAAGGCCCACTCCATCTTCGCCTTCTTGGCCCAGCTACGCATGCGACGCACCGGAACAATGAGGTTGAAGCCTTCTCCCGCCCCACGAACAAGCATCCCGACATAACGACCGTCCGTCAAGTACACGCCGCCACCGGAGCTTCCGGGGAATGCCGTGACCGTAGTCTGGTCGTAAATGGTCTTGCCTATAAGTCTCCCATGGGCACTCACGATTCCTGACGTCATAGAATTGCTCCCTACCTGTCCCAGTAGGCTACCTACGTGAAACAACTGGGTCCCCAGCTTCGGGGGCTTCACCTCGTCATAGAAGACGGCACTCCGCTTAATGGCACCCCTCTTGCGGACCTTGAGGATCGCCAGATCGTGTCCGTGGTCAGAGTCGCTGTAGCGGATCACCTCGGCGTCCAAGTGAAGGTAGCCGACCGTCCGCCCGTCCTCTACAAGGGTCTTGATGATCTTCGCATCCTCGAACTCGATGATCGTCCGCTGGGTCCCCGTCTTCGGGTCAGTCACCTTCCTCGTGCTGCGAAGGCCGTCTACGACGTGGCCAGCCGTCCACACGAACGTCGTGCCGTTCCGGTCGATGGCTACGCCACTTCCCTCAGAGAACCCCGCCTTGATCGTTACGCTGATCTCCTGCATGTAAGCAGGCACATCCTTCGGCAACGTCTGGTGTTCGGCTACGGCACATGCGCCCAGTACAGACAGGGCCGACAAGGCCACCAGCAACTCAACGACGTACCTTCTGGGGTCCCTTGGCATCGTTTCTCTCCGTTAGTAGCTTCTCTCTCCACGTATGGTCACGCCACACACGCTCCGTGTAGTGGCACCAAAACACAAGTAACGTCGTGGCAACGCTGTTGCCGATAACGATGGAACAAAGGATCAGGGTCGGGTCCCCGTCTGAACAGATCACCACGGCCACTAGCTGCAACACCACCGCGGCCATAAGGACCGTCATCCCCAGTAGTGTAATCAAAAACCATCGCCACATTTGAAATCTCCGTGTCTGTTGGTGGGTGATAAGTCCACTACGTTAGCAAAACGACGGGGGGGGTCGGTTCGGTTTTGGGAAGGATCGAACCCACGCAACGGGTCCCATCTGTAACGATTGTGACGATTGTGACCGTATATGCAGGCGAGCGATACATAACTGATGTTATCGGACGTTGCATTGGTGGTCAGTTTGTAGCGATTGTAACGATTGTAGTGACCGTATGTGCATGCGTGGGCATTGCGTGGCGTGATGTGCTGTGATACGCGCGTGCGGGCAGTGGCTCAGCCTGCATTGGATAAGCACCACCCCCCGGTGGATCACCCCCCGCCCCATGCCCCTAGAAAGTTTCCATTTATTCTCACTAACTACTCAAGTGCTGGCCATGGCTTGTCGATAACTGTTGTAGCGAAGGAGTGCTAAGCGGTGGAAAGCCCCCATGATGGGATGTCGCTACCACGGGGCTGCTCAACGTGGCGATGGCCTGCTAGCCCCCTTGTCAAATACCAGCCGGAGACGGTTGGGGGACATGGCGGCAGGTGCTGTAATGGCAACATTTCCCGTGACCCGAGCTACACAGCATCCACAGTGGATACGGGCGGGCAGTCCAAGCGATCGGAGCCGTGGCAATGAGTGCTGATGCAACGGCGGACATTGGATGTCCTCGGGATTGTAACCGTCCGATCGTGTCTCATCTCTAGAGACGATGCGGGAACCACTCCGCCTGAAACAGTGGCGGGTGACCTATCCGCATCGTCTCACCTTTTGAAGTGAGGCCAGCGGTGCGGTCCTTTGCTAATCAGCATTGTACCAAACCGCTGGTCCGGCAGCGTGGTCATGCCTTCGCGTGGTGCTGCTGTTCGCCCCGAGAGACATCTAAGACGGGCTAAGCCGAATGACCTTTTCACTTCCCACACTTCAGTAGGAGACGACGACAATGGGTATTCTCAATCTGATCAGCCGCGCTCTTCGCGTCTCGAACCCCGCGTCGGAATCGGAGACAGAAGAATGGTTCAGGGCCGCGGTTCAACCGCATCACCACGAGCCAGTCAAGAAGGTGAAAAGGCGCAAGAGGAAAGCTTCGGTCACGCCGAAGACGACTACTCCGACGCCGACCACCACCACTCCGAAACTGACCAAGGCCGAGAAGAAGAAACGCCGCCGCAACCGCCGCAAGGCCAACGCGACGACGCCAGTGGCCAGAAGATCAAAGTACTACCATGTCTCGTGCAACACGATCGACAACACACTGCGCGACGTGTCTGCGTGACCAACGGGGGCGCAAGCCCCTAGGCAGCCTCAACGAACCCGCCTTCACGCGGTGGCTGCTGTTCGCCCTGAGGGACACCGACGACGGGCTAAGCTGAGCGGTTCGATTTCACTTCCTCAACAAAAGGTAAAGATCATGACATTCGACGAACTTAAGGCAGTTGCGAACGGGGACAGTCATTGGCGCGGTTGGGTAATCACCCACAGCGACGACGGCATCCTGCTCTTGCACGTACGTAGTGGGGGAACGGCCTCACTGATGTGCGCCCTCAACGAGGCAGAGGTTGACGGTCCACGCGGGACGGTCGAACTCACGAAAGCAGAGTACAACCAAGTCGCCGCCATTGAACGGGTCTACGCTGTGGCTGACCTTGATGACTCGCTGATTGAAAACAGGATCGACATCTAACGAAGAGGGGGGGAAGGCTAGGCTACGGTCATGCCTTCCCCCAAGACAGCCAACGAACCCGCCTTCACGTGGTGGCTGTTGTACGCCCCGAGGGACACCTGCGACGGGCTAAGCTGAGCGGTTCGATCACTTCCCCAAGAGGAGACAGAGATATGTTCGACGTTGTCAAACGATGGATTACCCTGCCCGATCCCGTCCGCTTTGCCGGTTGGTGTGGCGAGACGAGGAAGCCCGTGCTTAGCGACAAGCTAACGCACACTGGCGGGACCACTGGTGACCTTGATGTTATCGAGTTCTGTGACGAGAACTTTGGGACCACGCTGGCTGTGATACTCCGCCGACGCTGTGAAAAGCATCGGAAGGATTATGAGGCTGGGCATGGTTGCGAAGGCGAGTACATCGAGGAATGCAACTATGCATTCGCGGATACCTGCACACTCGCCTGCAAGACACTCAGGCACAAGGGCATCACTGTGGTCGACGAGTTCGGGTGCCCAGTCCTTGATTACTACGAAGAATAATCTCAAGTCCGCTACCCCATGTGCCGATACATGGGGTAGCGGTGAGAGGCAGCAACGACCCACCTTCACGATGGTGCTGCTGTACGGGCTGAGCGACAGCTAAGAAGCCCTAAGCTGACGGGTCACTTCACTTCCCCCTAAGGAGACAGAACTATGGGTGCAAACAAACGAGAGATCCTTGCGACCGTCCGCTCATCGAGCGGAAAGAAGCACTACGACATTACCCGCAAGCCTGACGGGCAGCTTGACTGCTCGTGCATGAGCCAGCGGTTTCGTACCTTCCGCAAGGGTGAAACTTGTTGCAAGCACTTGAAGCAGCTTCGTGCTGACATCAGTGCGTAGCTCTGTTGGGGAGGCGTAGCAGGATGGGGGGTGGCAAAGCTCTGTTGCTCACTGCCACCCCCTGTCCCCGCCCTCCCCTCAATGGCAGCAAAGACTCACCTTCATGTGGTGCTGCTGTACGGCCTGAGCGACAGCGAAGACGGCCTAAGCTGACGAGTCATTCACTTCCCTCAAAGGAGACACGAGTATGACCTTCAAATACAACCTCAGCCAAGCGGATATC